CGGTGTTCACACGGAACTCGCGGTGCGGGGTCTCGACCTCGACGGCCTCGGCGACCTCGATGACGGTCTCGACGACCGGCTCCGGGGTCTTCGGGCGGGCCTCGACGACGGTGTCCGACTTCTCAGCAGCCGCAGCCTCGTTGATGAGGGAGATCTCCCTCTCGCGGGCCGCCAGTTCGTCGGCGTGCTCCTTGGTGAGGGCGGCCTTGTTACGGCCGGTCAGGTCACCGGGACGAGCGACATTGCGTGCAGGCATTTGTTTCTCCGGGTTCGGGACTCAGGTATGTGAGGCGGTACTACTTTAACGAGGAAGGGGAGCGGTTCTGGTAATCCAGAAAACCGCTCCCCTAACCGTCAGGATCGCTTGGGCGCGACTACCAACTAAGCCGTCGGAACGGGCCGAAGAATTAGTTGGTCTCCGCGATCAGAACGGCCTGGTCGGTGATGAGGCCGAGGCCCCAGATCGCGTACCAGGCGAGCGCGTGCTCTCGTCCGAAGTCGAGAATGCCGCCATCGCGCAATTCCACCGGAAGCGAGATCGCGTGGCCGAACGCATTGTCGCCCAGGAAGATCGACTGGTAGACCGTCTTTCCGCCCGCATTGGTGACCTGCTTGACCTGCGTGGTCTCGATGAATACCGTGTCCGCGATCCGGCCAATTTCGCCGAGGAGGAAGTTACCCGGGGCCGCGTACTTGGTGACCTCGATGAACTCGGGGTCATCACGCAACTTGCGGGACTGGTGCGGGTGAATGAAGCAGACGTAGGTCTCGCCGAGACGCGGGACATTCTTCGTCGCCAACGTTTCGACCGCGTCCTTTACCAGGGCCGTGGTGAAGTCGAACGTGCCGTCCAGACCGTCCGTGGAAGTCGCGGCGGTGCCGTGGCCGTAGACGCCCATGCCGCTCATCGCGGACGCGGTGGCGTACTTGTTGTAGCCCCAGATCTTCGAGGTCGCCTGGAGCAGGGTGTCCCTCGCGGACTGGTCCAGGTAGAGAGCCATGTTGCGTCCGAGCAGGCGCGATGCGCTCGCCATGACGTCGTCGAAGGACGCGTTCAACAGCAACTCGGACACCGCGACGGCGTAGCCGTGCTCGGCGACGGTGATGCTGAACTGCGAGGCCGACAGGGCGTTGGTCTGCATGCGGACGCCTTCGACCAACTGGCTGGCCGCGCCCAAATTGTTATAGCGCATAAAGTTGATCGTGAGTCCGGGCTGAACACCCAACTCCGTCTTCTTCACGGCGAACTGTTCGAAGCGAAGGATCGGCATCGACTGGAACAAGATTTCCTTGCTCCAGATGGTCTGGATGGCAGCACCAAGGGTGCTGTTGGCGCCCGAGTAGTTCGTCGGGGAAGCCGACAGGTTCGGGGTACCAGTGATCGCGCTTGGCATACTTGGATTTCCTTAGTTACGGGTACTCGACCGAATTACGAGTACAGTCCACGCTGGTTCTGGGCAGCCTGTCCGACGCCCAACTGGCCCCGAATCTTGGCGTACTCGGACATAGGCATCGCCTGGAGGTCCTGGAGGGAGTACGACTTGTGTCCCGGATCGGTGTCCATCGGTCCCGTGGTGGAATAGCCCGTGGGGCTCACACCGCGCATGGAGGCCCGCTGCTGAATAGCGGCCTGCTGAACCGATTCCAGGATAGCCTGGGTCTTTTCCTTGACGGTACTGATGCTCGCCTCGACCTCGTCCGGCGAATTACCCGTGACGAAATCGAGAAGTTCCGGAGCGATGTTCTCCGTCTCCTCGCCGACGCGCCGCTGGATGTAGGTCTGGAGAGCGTTGAACTCCTGCTCCTTGGCGAACAGGGCTCGCTCCTGCGCGCGCTCCTGCTCGAACTGGGTGAACCGCTGGGTCCACTCCTGCTCCTTCTGGGCCAGGAGGTCCTTGGCGGACATGTCGGCCTCGGCCTGCGCCTTGACCTGCGCGGCGGCTTCCTGCTGCTTGCGTGCCTCGTCGGCCTGGGCCTCCTCGCGCGCCTTGCGCTGGGCCTCGATCTCGTCCAGGAACTTCTTGTTCTGGGACTCGACGGACTCCAGCCGCTTGTACAACTTGTCCTTCTCCTCCTGGCGCGCCCGCTGGATGTCCTCGGCGGTGAACCGGGGCTCGGCGGGGGTCACAGGGGCGGGCGTCTCGACGACAGCGGCCGGGATGGTGATGACGGGGTCGCCACCCTCACCGGGCTGCGGAGCGCCACCGGCGATGTTGTAGATCGGTGAGCCGTTCTTGCGGCGGCCCAGCAGGGTCATGGCGGGCAGCGAGATGCCCCGAGTATGAAGCGACATGCGCTCTCGACTCCTAGTCGGTGTTGGTGTCCGGGTCTCGGCGTAGTCCGGCCCGTGGGCCGTACGCCTGTGTCACGATTTCGTTAGTCATCTTCTGAATCTCAGGCGCTGTGATGTTGCCGAGTTCGACACCACCAGGAAGCGTCACTGGATTCGGACCACCAGGCTGCGGGCCGATGGGCTTCCCATCTGCGTCAGTCTGGGGTGCAGGCGCCTCCGCCCCTTCAGGCGGCATTCCCGTCAGTTGCAGGATAGTAGAATCTATCTGCGCCTTTAGCATTCGCAGAGCGCCCTGCTGCTTGGCGTCCTCGATCTGCTCCTCGAAGATCTCCCGGACCTTCTCGTCGGGGAACTCCTCACCGAGATCGTGGAGGGCTCCGCGCATGGATTCCAAGCCCATCGACATCTTTGCCTGGATTTCGTTCAACTTGATGAGCGTGTCGACGGGGAGAGGCGCGGGCCATTCGCACTCGGTGAAGTACGCCATGGGGTCGAGAACGTCCACCATCGGGGGCTGGTCGTCCTTCATGATTCCCTCGGTGGAGGGGTCGTACAGCCGGGTCTCCGGCTCGAAAGTAAACAGCGTCTTGAGGATCAGTTCGTTGATGCCCTGCAGGCCGACCGAGTACTGCATCTTCTTCTGGTCGTACCGAGACATCATCGGCCGGTACATGATGGCCAGGGCCACGCCGGAGGTGTTGCTCGCAGGCTGCATCTGACCGAGCGCCGTTTCCGGAACGCCGGTGATCTCGTGCATGGCGCGCTTGATCATTTCGAGGTACTGCAGCGGTCCGGCTAGGTCGACGCCGTTCTCCAGGTTGAAGACCTGCGCGTCCTTGGGTAGTCCACCCCACACCTTGCGAGGGCCCTTTTCGAGGTTGCTCGCTTTCGCGCCGGTGATGATGGTCACGGGCGCTGCGTGGTAATTGATGATGTCGCTGATGTCGGTGGCCTTCTCGTTGTACTCACGATTCAGGCTGACGATGTCTGCGATGTCGGACAGGCCCCAGGGAGAGCCGCTGACCTGGCTGTTTGCGATGTGCTTGACGGGGATCACGCCCAGCGGATTCGGCCGGGAGTCGATCAACTCGTCGTTCAGGTACTCCTCGATCGTGGAATCCGTGAGGACCTCCACGTATGTGTAGACGCTTCGGGTTCCGTCTTCGCCGGTGGCCCAAAAGCGGTACTTGAGTTTGAACCGGATCAAGCGGTCGCGGTCGTGCGGGTGCCATTCCGGAAAGCAGAAGGCACTGTTGAGCGGAAGAATGCGTACGCGGCCTGGCTGCTCTTGTCCCAAGTCATCTACGAATGCCGGTGCGTATGCGACCTTCACGAAGCAGTCACCGGAGACGCCGCCTTGCTGGCCCATCTCCCAGAGCAACTGCTCCTTGCGGTTGTCCACCTCCCAGGCACGCTTCAAAAGCGCCGGGATGATGTGCTCGTACTGCTTCACGCTCTTGAAGTGGACGCCGCGTCCGAACGTGAAGTTGTTGATGTAGTCGGCGAACGCTTTCACGTAGTTGAACGTGATCTGCGCTTCGCCTGCCTCGCGGCGGTATCCCCAGTGGTGACCCAGGTAGTATGCGAAGTTCTGGGAATAGCGGTTGAGGCGCGGGCCGTGTACTTCGAACTCCTCGTCGGCCAATTCGACCAGGCCGAGAGGCGAGATCGACACAGTGAGGTCGGATCCCGAAGCCCGCATGCTGGGGCTTGCGAACGAAATGGCACCGCTCATGGTTGAAGTACTCCGGCTCAGATCTCGATGACGTGAGTCGGCTTCATCTGCCGTGTCTCACGCTTGGCCTTGGCGCGGGTCTCGAAAGGCTCTCCGCGCTGGACGACGTTCCCGCTGGGCAGGACCTCGTGAAGGACGTACTGCCGCGTACGGTCGCCTTCCTCGTTCTCCACGGGAATTCCGCGTACGAGGTAACGGCCGTCGATGAGGGCCTTCCCTACCGTGTCGCCCTTTTCGAGGGGAAGGCGGGGAAGGACCTCATCGAGGGAGGCGCGCGGAGACCTGCGACGGTCGTTGAAGGCGACCACGGTGCTCAGTCCTCGACGACGGCCGGGGAGATGCGCTCGTACCGGCGGCCGTTGCGGTTGACCTGCTCGTAGGAGACCTCCGCGTAGTCGGCGAAGGAGCCCTGTGCGAACTCGCCCAGGTAGGTGGGCGCCTCGACCCAGGAGGCAGAGCCGACGTGAACGCGCTCGGCCATGGTCTCGGCCGGGCTCTTCTCGTAGACGTTCGCGTTGTGGTTGGGGCGGCCGGGCGCGGTGAGGTAGCCCTGCATGGCGCCCTTGGTGAACTCGTTGGGGACGTCCGTGTCGGTGGCGACACCCTCCTCGAACCGGAGAGGACCGCGCCGAACGGAGTTCTCGGCGAACTTGCGCTCGTAGACCGTGCCGACGCGCTCCTGTGTCTGCGGGTCGGGTGCGAGATTTGCCATTCTTGAATCCTCTTCCGGTAACCGGGTAACGGTATAAGCGTAGGAGGAAGCAAGAATTGATTGTTAACTAGGGATAGCCTCGGGCAGTGCGAA